CAGAGAACGATTATTTGTCCTTTTTGACGAGCCTTTCTTCCTCTATTGATTCTAAGGATCAAAAGATGGCTTCAGAAATAATTAGTCGTCAGAACATCAAGCAAAGAGAACTGCTCTACAACGATGAGATAGCTCATTTCCTACAGACTGCTGAAGAGCAAGATCTGGATGTCCTGTCCTCTATGGCTAATGATGAGATTTTCTCAAGTCTCAAAGAGGATCATGTTGACTCTGAACATTTTAGCTTAGACTTCTCTGATTTTATTGCCCTCAACTTGTTCGATTGGCTGAACTTTGACTTCCTTCCGTGTGGAGAATCTCCTCTAAGAGCATTTCCCACTGACTTCGAAGTAGTTAATGATGAGCTAAGGGTTGAATCAGAGACCGAGGTCTCATCAGCATTCTTCACAAAGGTTGAAAGAATTCAAATGGACTCCAGAGCTCTTAATAAAGCAACTTCTTATCGGACCGGCCATGAGTGGAGAGTTGCCTCGAACATGGACCTCTATTACACTCAAAGGATCCTACCTGAGCTGAACAGTCGAGCCTCAAAGTACTATTCAACAGGCTACTCTTCAAAGCTTACCCTGAAAGATGGTCTCTTTGCTGTTAGAGATAAGAAGCAATTAGAAGGCATATCTCATATAGATGATTCGGTTCCAGAATACTCCACCTCCTCTTCAATTAAAGAGAGTCTCACAAATAAAGCAGATCTGCCAGTCGACCCGATAGACTTAGAGATTCTTAGGAATTCCGGTCAGAGCCTCTTAGATTGGCTAAAGAGAAGTAAAATTTATCATCTTCTCCGCTTGATGGCAAAGGCTGCACAAAGCATTCTCAGCTCAGCTAGAGACATATCGGGGAGGAGATTTACTGTGAAGGCTGAATGGTCAGTCCTCAGCATAGACATGCTAGTCTGTGGCAATCCTGTCGAGCAAGATAAAGGGGTAATATATGTATCCTTGATAGATCAGGGGAGACTGGTCAAAACGTGGCTTTGGAGATCTGTCGATCTTAAACACTATGTCAGAGCATCCACTGCCTTAGTGTCTTGTTGCGCAGGAATGTTTTCTGAATGCTCTGGTAGGAAGCAGGCAGCTCTAGATGTCTACTCTCTTTTGATCTTTGAAAACTCTTGGGGTGCTTCTAAGATACTTAAGGTTTATAGATACATGTCGATGGGGTTTCTATATAAGTCCCCTTTGCTCTACAGACAAGTGCTAAAGCTCAGGAAAACTATTGAAGAGAATTCGTCCATGGTCAGAAGGAAGATGTCTCTCTCACTTCTTTTCTCCTTACTTAGAACCCCAGCCGAAGGAACTCCGGCATTTGGATTCGATGAGGCAACACTGGGTTATGAGATATTCCTAGTCAACCTTTGCCCCTCTGACACATATGGCAGTCGGAAACACAGAGTTGATGTCACCAAAGAATTTATGGAAGAGATAGAGCTCTGGGAAAATCGGAAGTCAAGTACCATAAACTCATTTATGTCATTTAACTTCCTCATAGAGAATGCAAAGGACAGAGATTGGGATGCTTGTAGACATATCATGAGTGTCATGTCAAAAGAACTTAATGAGCTCTCAATAAGAAACAAAGGCAGATTTACCTTGTCACCTTTATCTCTCTTGTCAGTATGGTCAGTTATTAAGAAACTCAGAGTCAAATTCACTGGAACTGTCCCTAAGATCAATGAACTGATGACTATGAAAGCCTCCTTTGATCCCCTAGAAATATCAAAATTCTCTGCTCTGGAGGCCATTAGTAGGATTTCGCTCAAAGAGAATCAGACTAAC